GTGACAGTCACGGTACCAGCAGCAGACACATAAGCACCTACTACACCCAGGGCTTGAGAGACACCCAAGGACACACCAAGAACCATATCACCAAAGGCAACACCAGGGACTGCGATGGTGTCAGAAGTGCTGTTGCCATCAGCCACCGAAGCAAAGTTAATAGTTCCGGTAACTTCCCACATATCAGTGAAAGCACCTTGGAACTGTTGAGTACCTCGCTCGATGCGAACGTTACTTGCAGGCATAATAATCTCCTATAAAAAAGTTAAGAAGAGGGACAGTTAAGCCCCTCTCTAGTTATAGGCTATTAGGCGGAACAGCGATGGCAAAGCACGGTAGGCACGTCAGCGTCATCGCCTTTACGCACGATCTGCACACCGTACAGGCAGTCAGCGGTCATCAGATCACCCAAGTATTCTTGCTTGTATTGAGTCTGAGTACGCACACCCATTTGCTCGGCCAGCACCAACGAATCCTTGTGGAACATCAGGGCAATACGAGCAGCGTTGGAGCCAGAGGCGGTGTCACAGTTAGGAGTCACATAGACTTCCACGCCATAGACGTTACCAATACGGCCATTGCGGATGGTGTTGCCAGAACAGATTCACCCACGAAAGCCTGCTCAGTGTAGCGAGCAATGCCCATCAAGGTGTTACGGGCAGACGGAGGAACAACCAGATAGCGGTCTTCCATCGGCAGGTCGTTGTCATCCATACGCTGGATCATACGACGAATACCAGCATCGGTGAAAGCAGATTCGTTGTTGGAACCAGCCACGTACAGGGTAGTACCATCGCCACCAGCGTAAGCAGCAGCGTAAACGTTGGTGCCAGCACCGTTGTTAGCTTGACGGCCCAACTGAATCAGATCGATGTCGGTCTGACGAGCCAGAGCGTAACCAGCGTCATCGGTGTAGAACTTACGCAGCGAAGACAGAGCCTGCACGGACACGATGTCTTCAATCAGACGAGACACTTCAAAGTGCTTGTTGATAACAACTTGCACCATTCGATTCAGTATCTTGCTGAATCTTCACCAGAGTGTTAGCAGCCTTAGCCTGAGCCACAGCGCGGCTAGGCATCGGGATGTTAATCGTATCGCCTTTCTTGCCCTTGTGCGACATCTTACGCACCAAGGTTAGCCATAACAAGATTCTTCTTGTAAGCGGCTACAATCTCATCACTCCAGACTTCTGGAATAATGAGGCAGCGGTAGTGACGGTAACGTTGTTAGAGGTGCCATATGCACCGTAGAGACAGCCATTTAAGTTTCCTTTCAAAATGCCATTCAAGGCATATACAGATTAAGTACGTTAACGCACCCTCTTTTCAGCATAGGCTCTCATGATTTCAGGTTGGAGAGCTTGATAGCGTTCAGGGTCACGTTGCATGAGGTCAATAATGTCCGCCGACGATATACTTTCTTGCTGCTGGATTCTCCACTGCCTTGACGGAACCAGTGGAGGCTTGCTTGATGGCTTGACTACGAGCAGTCTTTTCAGTCTGCACTGTCTGTTGAACCATCTGCTTGCGCTCCTTAAAGGAACCAATCAACTCTTGGCAGCATCGGCATCATATGCTTGGTCTGCACGTACCAGCAACTCTTGTCGAACTTTGCTCTTAGACACCCATTCTTGGAATGAAAGGATCAGTAACGACCTCCATAAAGTCAGGATGCTCCAGATTTCAGTTTAGCAACAGCTTCGGCTTTACGCAGACTTTGAGCAACAACCTCGGCCTCTTTGACTTAGGATGTTTTCTCGATTGCACGAGCGATAGCTTTTTGAGATCAGCAAAGAAGTCTATTTCTTCGTCAGGCTCTGGGGTTTGTTTGTGTTTGTTTGACGCTTTGGCTACGAACAAAATCGTCCACAATCCGTCGAAGTTCACCGACTTCAGAACCCTGACGACCTAGAGCCTTTTCAGCCTCTTGGTGCATACGGACAATATCCTTTACAGACTTGCCTTTATACTTATCAGGAATCTCTTCGTCAGGTGTGCTTCCTGTGCCTCAGCAGTTACCTCTTGTGAGGGCTGCTCTGTAGGCTCAGGAGACAAATCTTCGATTGAAGATGCTTCAAATTCTTCTTCGTTACCGACATCAATGATGTTTGACATATTTACTCCGTGCTTAATAGCATTTGGAAGGTTTCTTAATGTGCTAAAGTTATTCGCCATCAGCGGCTTTAGCCTTTTGTTCCTGCTTGTTTTTCGAGCCTCATGTTATTCCAAGAGTAATAAGCTCCGGGAATGCCCCAGAGTAAGGCTCAAGTTTTAGACCGAGCAGCACTAAGCTGCTTCAAAGCAGGTTTACCAGCAGAAAGACTAGTGGATTCTCAGTGGATCAAACCACTTGCCCGTACTGCGGTAAACCTGCTTGAAGCAGCTTAGTGCTGCTCGGTCTAAACTTGAGCCTTACTCTGGGGCATTCCCGGGAGCTTATTACTCTTGGAATAACATGAGGCTCGAAAAAACAAAGCAGGACAAAAGGCTAAAGCCGCTGATGGCGAATAACTTTAGCACATTAAGAAACCTTCCAAAATGCTATTAAGCACGGAGTAAATATGTCAAACATCATTGATGTCGGTAACGAAGAAGAATTTGAAGCATCTTCAATCGAAGATTTGTCTCCTGAGCCTACAGAGCAGCCTCACAAGAGGTAACTGCTGAGGCACAGGAAAGCACACCTGACGAAGAGATTCCTGATAAGTATAAAGGCAAGTCTGTAAAGGATATTGTCCGTATGCCACCAGAGGCTGAAAGGCTCTAGGTCGTCCAGGGTTCTGAAGTCGGTGAACTTCGACGGATTGTGGACGATTTTGTTCGTAGCCAAAGCGTCAAACAAACACAACAAACCCAGAGCCTGACGAAGAAATAGACTTCTTTGCTGATCCTCAAAAAGCTATCGCTCGTGCAATCGAGAAACATCCTAAAGTCAAAGAGGCCGAGGTTGTTGCTCAAAGTCTGCGTAAAGCCGAAGCTGTTGCTAAACTGAAATCTGAGCATCCTGACTTTATGGAGGTCGTTACTGATCCTTCATTCCAAGAATGGGTGTCTAAGAGCAAGTTCGACAAGAGTTGCTGGTACGTGCAGACCAAGCATATGATGCCGATGCTGCCAAAAGAGTTGATTGGTTCCTTTAAGGAGCGCAAGCAGATGGTTCAACAGACAGTGCAGACTGAAAAGACTGCTCGTAGTCAAGCCATCAAGCAAGCCTCCACTGGTTCCGTCAAAGGCAGTGGAGAATCCAGCAGCAAGAAAGTATATCGTCGGGCGGACATTATTGACCTCATGCAACGTGACCCTGAACGCTATCAAGCTCTCCAACCTGAAATCATGAGAGCCTATGCTGAAAGAGGGTGCGTTAACGTACTTAATCTGTATATGCCTTGAATGGCATTTTGAAAGGAACTTAAATGGCTGTCTCTAACGGTGCATATGGCACCTCTAACAACGTTACCGTCACTACCGCTGCTCATTTATTCCAGAAGTCTGGAGTGATGAGATTGTAGCCGCTTACAAGAAGAATCTTGTTATGGCTAACCTTGTGCGTAAGATGTCGCACAAGGGCAAGAAAGGCGATACGATTAACATCCCGATGCCTAGCCGCGCTGTGGCTCAGGCTAAGGCTGCTAACACTCTGGTGAAGATTCAGCAAGATACTGAATCGAATGTGCAAGTTGTTATCAACAAGCACTTTGAAGTGTCTCGTCTGATTGAAGACATCGTGTCCGTGCAGGCTCTGTCTTCGCTGCGTAAGTTCTACACCCGATGACGCTGGTTACGCTCTGGCTCGTCAGACCGACATCGATCTGATTCAGTTGGGCCGTCAAGCTAACAACGGTGCTGGCACCAACGTTTACGCTGCTGCTTACGCTGGTGGCGATGGTACTACCCTGTACGTGGCTGGTTCCAACAACGAATCTGCTTTCACCGATGCTGGTATTCGTCGTATGATCCAGCGTATGGATGACAACGACCTGCCGATGAAAGACCGCTATCTGGTTGTTCCTCCGTCTGCCCGTAACACCTTGATGGGCATTGCTCGCTACACTGAGCAGGCCTTTCGTGGGTGAATCTGTTCTGGCAACACCATCCGCAATGGCCGTATTGGTAACGTCTATGGCGTGGAAGTCTATGTGACTCCTAACTGTGACACCGCCTCTGGCTCCAACGCTGCTCGTATTGCCCTGATGTTCCACAAGGATTCGTTGGTGCTGCCGAGCAAATGGGTGTGCGTACTCAGACTCAATACAAGCAAGAATACTTGGGTGATCTGATGACCGCTGACTGCCTGTACGGTGTGCAGATCGTGCGTAAAGGCGATGACGCTGACGTGCCTACCGGTGCTTTGCCATCGCTGTTCCCGGCCTAATAGCCTATAACTAGAGAGGGGCTTAACTGTCCCTCTTCTTAACTTTTTTATAGGAGATTATTATGCCTGCAAGTAACGTTCGCATCGAGCGAGGTACTCAACAGTTCCAAGGTGCTTTCACTGATATGTGGGAAGTTACCGGAACTATTAACTTTGGCTTCGGTGGCTGATGGCAACAGCACTTCTGACACCATCGCAGTCCCTGGTGTTGCCTTTGTGATATGGTTCTTGGTGTGTCCTTGGGTGTCTCTCAAGCCCTGGGTGTAGTAGGTGCTTATGTGTCTGCTGCTGGTACCGTGACTGTCAC